CCTTTGCAGTCTCTCCCCGCCATCCGCTAGCGTTAGAAAGGAAATACAAAACGATACTTTTTCCGCTGTCATAGCCTATATTATTGTTAATATCTGACAATCTCACCATAGCCTCAAGATACGGCTTCGCGGCGTAGTTTACTTTCTTCCAGTCTTGGAGAATTATTCCAGCGATTTGGGCGATTGATTTAGTTTCTAAGTTCATGTTGATGATGGTGACGATTTAGAGAATGTTTTTTAGTTCCTTGCGAAGATTGCTTTCGTAGTTTGTGAAAACAATTCCACCGCCGAAGCTTCGCACGTGGTACTTTTTTCCGCCGATCTTTTTAGCCTTGGAAAGCGCCAGATCGTAGAGCGTAGAGACACGGTCCAAATCATCAGGCGCGTTTGCAAAGTCTAATCCTGTAATTAAGTCTAAAAAGTGGATAACAAGTCGCCCGTTGCCGTTAACGTCGTTCTTTACACGGTGGAATTGGATTTGATCAATATTTTCTAGTGTCATAATTTCTGTGTTAGTTTGTGTGAATTAATGCAGGAGATTTTTGAGCAAGATCAGAGCGCCAAGATAAAGCGACGCGCCAATGATAACTAGGATAACTGAAAGCCAATCGGGTGGCGTGATCAGGATTTGTGGTATTTTCATGTTTATAAATTAATTTGAATTTAGCCGACAGGATATGCAGTGACCTTGTATTTGTGTCCGTTTTTTGTTTCAAGACTGCGACCAAATCCTGAGACCCGATATTCGATGCCGTCGATGACCGCACCAGATCTCATGGCAGTGTGGACGTATGTGTGTCCGTACTTTTTAGTGGCTGCGACTTGTGCTGGATAGTATGTGGCAGGATTGAATGCTGTGGATGGTATTTTCATGGTGTTGGCTTGTTTAGATGAGGCAGGTAGTTTTATGTCGTACCTAGGACGTTTTATTTTCAGGCTTCGTCGATCATTCGGTTAAGTGCTTCAAGGCATTTCTGGCGGGTCTTCTCTCCTGTGATTTGCTTGGCAGCCTTGAAGATGGAATTTGTCGAATGGCGCAAACCTTTCAGTTCAAGCCTAAGGCCCGAGCGAATGATAAGGAGACGATAAGCTGAAATATCTTCAGGGTTTGTGATCATGTGGTGGTTCATAATGTTGGATTGGATTGGATTGTCTCGCAGCCTCATTTACAAATAAGACTCAAGGAGTGATAGGGCAAAGGGTCGCCAATGACAAGCAATTATTTTGACAAAATAAATAAGGAGGTCCAATGTTCAAATGAACAAGTTTGTCCTGGTGAATTGCGCCGTTCAGATTCCGTGCCAAGTTGAAATGTTAGAGCGAAAATCGTTTGAAATCTTTTCTGGTATGGTAGGAGCGGAAAGGGGCTGCGATCGATCCTAGGGCATTCTCGGGCCAAATAGGACTATGTGGCAGATTCTAGTGTTCGGGTGAGTATGTTGACCATGTTTCACGGGAAAAGGTGCGGGTAAAGCATGAGGGAATCGGTATTTACTATCAAAGTAAAATTATGACCGCGCCCAGCTTGGTTGGGTTTGTATTCTCCGCACGCTAGCAATTAGCTCATCTCGCCATGCACATTTTTGTCTATCCCTGCCAATTCCTGACAGCTCGCCCATGTTCCACAAGATAGTATTCACAAGTCGCTGAAAACAAGCATCTCTCCGTGGAACGCTACCAAGCATTATGTGTATTGTAACAAGTTGACATCAAATAAAATTGACGATGTCCATACGCGAGAGGCGGGGGGAGGGGGTTGCTTTTTTTTCCCACCATGAAAATGTCCATGGATTCACTACCCCTTTAAAAATTATTGCAATCGGCCATTCCAGCGTCCCTATCCCATTCCCGACCACACACACCCAATCCAAGTCCAAGCGTCTTCACATCGATCCTGAGAGCATTTAGAGGCATCTTGCACAAGTCCCCTTGACACGTTGTAAATTATCTTGCAGTGAATGTCCCTATGCGTGGAGATTCATATCAACTACAGGGTCAAATGGGTGCTGTCACCTTGACTGCGTCAGGTACTGCTCAGACTATTACGGGTAACTTTCGATGGGTGCTTGTTGCGGCTGATACCGTGATCACGAGCATGACTGGAAATGTTCTTGGTGTTGCTGGTGCTAATCCGAATACTTCTCTTGCTGGCATTACGTTGCCTGCTGGGTTTGGTTTCGGTGGTATCCTTACGAGCATCACGATCACTTCTGGCACTATCTTGGCTTACACCCTGTAATGTCTCAATTCCGCTCAGTGGGTGGACTGGACGAGCCGATCTATGAAGACATGGATCGTGGGTTTCAGTCTATCAATCAAAGGCTTCAGCTCAATCAACTCCAAGAGTTTGAGGTTCGTGAGTCCTTGAATGGTCGCATGGAGGGCTACTGGAAGCCCCGTAAGGGTGTGGTGGAGAAGACTGCTGCCCTGACCACTGGCCAGACTCCATTGCAGTTGCCATTCTATTTGGTTGGATCAAGCGTATTGATTACTGCTGCCTCTGTCACTGCTGGTGTTGTGACGCTTACTACCGCATCGGCTCACGGTCTGACTAATGGTTCCACGTTAAATATCGCTGGGATTAAATACACGGCTGGAACTGATCCAAATGGCGTTTTCACAGCAACTACTGCAAGCGGATCGAGCATTACCTATCCACTGGTTGGTGGTGTCGGCCCGTATACGGTTTCTGCTGTCTCACCAGTTTCAGAAGTAATCACATCCACTTCCAAGACCATTTCTAATGTGACGATTCCTGTCACTGGAACTGTACGAATCACTGTTACGGCCCACGGGTTTGCTGCTGCAAGTTCTGGGTGGGCTACGATTGCTGGACTGGACACCTCGTTCAACGGCAGTTACCTGCTTACCTATTTCGATGCCAATACGCTAGACTACACGATTGCTGGGGTGACTACGGCTCCCACGGACAAGACTGGCACACTGTCCCAGATGGTGATCAATGACGTTGCCAATGCTAACGTGAGGGCTTCCTGCCTATTCAGCGATCCCAATACAAACAACAAGGAGTTCATCATCGTCGCGATGGATACCTCAGCAAAGAAAATCGATTTGGCTACCCTTGCCATCACGGATATTCCCTACCCATCGGGTCAGGCCATTGGCGTGGATGGAGAGATGATCCAGCTATTCGACAAGGTAATGTTGTTCCGTGATGGTCAGCAGGCACTTGAATGGTATCCAAATGGAAGACCTATTTTGTCAGCATCACAAGCTGGAACTACCACCGTGATTATTTCAGTTCGTGAGCATGGACTGCTCGTTGGTACTAGCATCACGATTACTGGATTAACTGGTGGAACTCCTGCGAATGGGACGTTTGCGGTCGCATCCGTAGTCGATCAGGACACGTTTACCTATGTGTTCACCACTAGCCAGACTGTCACCTTCGGCACAAGCGTAGCCACTGCTACTGACGGGTTCACACTGTCCCCTGCGGGTACTTACACCCAGCCTCAGACGTTTAACATCACGGCAAAGGACGTTGACATCTTAGACGGACTGGTTACTGCAACGGTTGTTGGGAATGTGACCATCAAGGTTGGTGATGTTATCGTAATCAGACAGACTGCTACGCTCGATTTTGCTGAAATGCTTGGGAATGAATACCAAGTCACGGAGGCAACAACCACCACCATTAAGTGGTATGCACCTGTAGGGAATTACAATACATCCAGCACGGATATTTTCGAATTCGGAGGCAGATTTAGCGTTGGTGGTGGATTCATGCACCAACCTGCCGCACCTTGGGGTATTCATTTCCAGAGACGACTCTGGGTTCCGTATTACTACGACCAGTCTGGCCCATTCAATGCGCCAGTCTACACCAGTCGGAAGATCACTGACGAGATTTCTGTCTCAGATATTCTCGATACGACTACCTTCGACCAGATTGAAAGCCAATTCCGAATTAGCGGAGGCACGGCAGACTATGTCGTCAGTATGCACGGTTTCTACAATGACGCGCTTGTCGTTCTGAACAGGAATAGCCTTCATGTTATCGAAGGAACACTTGGTAGCCTCTTAGACTGCAGAGTGAAAGAACTCACGTCCGAAATTGGATGCCTTGCGCGAAAGTCAGTTGTCATGCGTGGCAACACAATGATGTTTCTGTCGGACGATGGCGTGTATTCACTTGAGTTCCTCAATGATTATAATCTTCGCGGGTCTGAGGAGCCAATTTCCAAGAATATTCAGCCTTACATTGATCGAATCAATAAGAATTATGCTGCCGAGGCGGTTGGAATCCTGTTTGACAACAGATACTACCTTGCTGTGGCACTTGATTCAGTCGTCGGAGCCAATGACGCTCAGGGGAATAACTCAGTGTTGGTGTACAACTTCAAAAATCAGGGATGGGAATCGCTGGATACCTATGGTGACTCACGCTTTTTGATTAAAAACCTGCTTACTGGCGGTGCTGGAGTTAGAAATGAGCTATACGCAGTGACTCGCAACGGTGGATTACACCAAATCGATGCAGTTGAAAGCTCATCAGACCGTCTTAATGTGTCAAATGTGGGTGGCGATCTTGTTACTACAACCATTAACGCATCATTGACGACCCGTGGGTACGACTTGAAGACAATGGAGCGCAAAAGGTTTACGGATGCTCAGATTACTATGCAGAACCTTGCTGGGTCTACTGGTGAGTATTCTATTTCGTTTGCGGCAGAAGATCCAGATAACGCATCACTGATTGGGACGACCACACAGTTCTTAGGCGGCGTTGTATTAGCACCAAGCACACCGAATGAAGCTGAAACAGCAAGCATTAGATGTAGACTGGCTGGTATCAGGGGATACACGGGAACTCTGATCTTGACACGAACCATTGGTTCTCCTAAGATTAACTCAGTAAAGGTCGCTGGGTCAGTGACCAACAGACAAATCATTTCACAAAAGTAAAAATATGGGCGCAGTTGACACAACTTACACATTTACGGCTACTGACACGATCACTAGCACGAAGATGAACAATATCATCGATCAGACCACCATTACTGGTGACGCGATTTTGGGAACAACGCTTGAAGTGGCATCTGGGAAGCTGAAGATTCGTTCTCAGGGCATTACTTCTAATGAGCTTGCGGCCAATGCAGTCACATCTACACAAATTACTGATCTAAATGTAACAACTATTAAAATTGCTGATTTAAATGTAACAACTGCAAAGATTTCTGATTTAGGAATCACAACCGCCAAAATCGCTGATTTGGGAGTGACAACCGCTAAAATTGCGGATGCAAGTGTTGCTCCTATAAAGTTAGCCCAACCATTAACACGATCAACATCACAAAACGCATCAGGAACCGCTATTGATTTTGTAGGAATACCATCTTGGGTTAAAAAAATTACGGTAATTGTTAGCGGTATTAGCACAAACGGATCATCTATTCCTCAAATCCAACTTGGAACTTCGTCTGGAATTGTTACAACAGGATATTTAGGTTCAGGAGTTGGTATTGCGAGTGGAACTGCGGCTACGGCAATGTCTTCTGGATTCCTCACACAGAGCGGTGGAGCTGCCACTACAATTCGTCATGGTATAGCTACAATTTGTAACATTTCAGGAAACATATGGGTTTGTAATGGTGTTTTTGGAATTAGCAACATTGCAGATAGCTCAATTTTCGGAGGGACAGTGTCTTTATCTGGAGTTCTTGATCGCATTCGATTTGCAGCAGTTAATAATACAGATGCATTTGACGCTGGATCAATAAATATCATGTATGAATAATTTTGTTTTAGATGTAATCAGTATTTACAAGCAGAATTCAATTGATTTCAATTATGAGATCGAGTTCCACCTTCTAAATGGCATCGTATTTTCCGACGATAAGACGTTTATGTTTGCAATTCCATGCGATTCTGAAAACCCAGAGATCCCAGTGCCAATCGACAATGCAAACTGCATTTTTATCTCAATGCTGGCGGGTGACATGAAACACGCAATGGAGGTATTTCAAGACCGATTTGACTTTATCGCATTTAAAAGACAGTTTAAAAATTCCAATCACACGAGATTCTATTCTTACTCGCAATTTCACAAAAAACTAAAATAACATCATGGGATCGAAGCCTAAAATGCCAAAACCAACAACCCCAGACTACGCGAAAGCGACAGGTAACATTCTGGGTGTTTATGAATCAACCACTCCAAGAGTTCAATCATTTGAAAAGACAGCTAGAGAAGGATATGGAGCACTAAATCTTGGTGATATTGCTGGTGCGCTGTTTGGTGTTGGTGGAGAGCAGGGAATTATTGGTCAGACAGGCGAGGCGGCAACTCAAGCGCAACAACAAATCCAAGGTCTTCGTGCTGGTGAGTACGGATCAATGACGGGTCAGGCTGGTGCTGTTCGCGGACTTCTGGGGGAGATGTCTCCAGAGGCTCAACGCATGATGCAGTTGCAATCGGCACAGGCTGAAGAAGCATACGCTAGATCACAGGGATTGAGTCCTCAAGAGCAACGCTCAGCTCAACAAGGGGCTAGGGAGTCATTTGCATCTGCTGGAAGGCTTGGTGGCAATGCTGCGGTAGCATCTGAAATTCTAAATCGTGAGTCTTCACTTGCAGCGAAGCGTAACGAGGCGGCAGGGGCGACCTCCAGAGCGTATCAAACTGCTCAAAACTATTACGCACCCGCCCAAGGCCTCCTTCAGATGACTCCTGCTGGAATGGCGTATGGTCAACAGTATGCGGTTCAGGGACAGCAACAACTTGGACAAGCAGCACCTAAATTGTTTGATTATTCAACTGGATTTGGTATGGAACAAGGAAGAGTGAAGGCTCAGGATGCTTATAATCAAGCCAAGTATCAACAAGACCTTCAGAAATATCAACAAACAACTGGCATGATTGGAACTATTGGTGGTGCGGCTG